CCATCTATGATGTTGTTCTATGCATGATTTATCATGAAGGATATTACCTGGAAGTGCCTAAAATGGAGCAGTTAGCGGTAAAAATAATCAAAACCATTGGTAACCGCTGGGTAAAGAAAAAGGACTTTGTGTTACAAGTAATTCATTATTGTGCGGAGATAGGTCTTTTCGATCAAGACCTCCTGAATCAAAATGTTATTACCTCTGTTGGAGTTCAGCGACGCTATAAAGAAGTGACTGTTAGGAACAAAGTCGATAGAAGTAAATATTGGTTGATTGATGAAAACGGTCAACCTTTATTAAATGCACCACAAAATAGCATTTCTGTAACAGAAACAAGCATTTCTGTAACAGAAACAAGCATTTCTGCAACAGAAAAACGACAAAAGGAAAGTAAAGTAAATAAAAATATATATTATAGCAATCCAGATCTGAACAGAGAGTTCTGTCTTTATCTTGATATGAGGAATCATACTGGACCAACATTATCTGCAGAACAGATCAATGCCTTGAAAGAAGAACTAGATTCTCTGGCTGAGAATGATTCTGATAAGTTGGGCATTGTAAGAAAAGCATTTGGTGGAGGATATAAGAGTTTCTTCCCTACATCAAAGAAACGGAAGAAATCAACACCGAAACAAAAGAAAGAAGAAACTATACACAATTTTACACAGCGAGAAGTCAAAGATTGTGATTACGAGAATCTGGAGAAGCAGTTGTTAAAGAAACAGTTAGGAGATGACATAGTGTATGGATAGGATTGAACAGACAATCAGTAGTGTTGAAGTTGCTGAGATGGTAGGTAAAGCACATAACAAACTGATGAGAGACATAAGAGAATACATTGATCAATTAGCACAGTCCAATCTTGGACACGACGAATTTTTCAATGAATCAAC